TTTATGATCCACTAATTAACCGTGGTCTTTCAATTCCAATAAATAAAACTATGGCAGAAAATTACAAAGTAATAGCACTACAGACAGCCATAAGGTATGACCAAGATGCATTCCCATATGGTTCAACAGAAATATTTGAGATAAAGTCAAGAAACAGCCACATAAAGTTTTATATGGTAGCCATTCATCCAAGCGGAGAGAGAGCAAAAATTTATGCAATCAATGCAAAGACTGGAAGGCTAGAAGACGGTATATCTTTTTATTGGAATGGCAAACTTGTAAAAGAGCCAGTCATTACAGTAAAAGAATGGGGATTCTTAGGTATATCTTTCCCAAACATCTTAGACTTTAAAAATAGGGTTGGATCAATAAATCTTAATGGACCCATTACGTTCAACACCATATCTTACTACCAGTCTACAAACCTTCAAGAGGTTCAGCAGGTAGAGATTCGACCATGGTTTGCTGTTAAGTATGCAAGCCCACTTACTCTTGAATGGGACTACTGGCAGTCTTCAGCCTTTATTTGGGATGGGGTCTTAGTCTTGGCTTCAAGCAGTTATTACGGAGTAAACCCAGAAACAATATATAAGAGTTATACAGGAACAAATAAGATTATTATTGACACAGACAAGGTGTTTACGGTAAACGGATATGAGTACAACGTATATAAAGGTATAACTTCGCAACAAACCACTGTCGATGCTGTCTAATATGGTATACTTGAGTATATGAACATGCAAGATCCACGTAAAAAAAAGAAGCAACTGCCTAAAATGAAGGGGCAAGTGGGTGAGTCTCGTGCAAAAATTATTGAAAAGCATTATGACTGGGGCCTATATGTTTATAAGAAGGCTAACGGTAAGTGGTTTACAGACGGAAATGGTTCAGTGTTAAACATTGAGTCCATGAAAGGTGACATTATGCAGATCTCTAAACTAAAGGAAGCAGCAAAATATTACGGGGACGAAGGAGATGGCGAGTGCATCTTCGTACCAGGACTAACAAGAATTTCAGAAGAAGAATACTCTGAGCAAAAGCAAAGATTATCAGAAGGACTTATCCCTTCTATGAACGATCTTGGTGCAGTACAAGCAGCCAAGGATACTATTGCAAAATATGGAAGTGATGACTAATGAGTGAAGACAAAGAGTTTTTTATTAGAGCAAAGACAGACACACCACTTCCAGAAGATGATACTTTTATAAAGCAAGATCCATTTAACCAGTCTTGGGATATAATAAAAGATCTTCAAGGATTAGATTCTAACTTTAAAAGAAGAACTTCTCGTCTTATAAAAGGAGAAGCAACACAAGGATATATTGATAGTTCACGAGCAGAAAGCACAGGCCGTGATGGAGCAAAGTCTAAAGAAATTAATTCAGGAACTGTATTTAGAAATGCATACGGACTATTTGATGTGATTACACCACCATGGAATTTATACGAACTTGCAAGTTTTTATGATACCTCTTTTGCTAACCATGCAGCAATTGATGCTAAAGTAGAAAACATTGTTGGACTTGGATATGAGTTTAAGATATCAAAAAGAACAATGCTTAAATTAGAAGCGTCAGAACCAAAAACAGCAGAGAATGCACGTAAGAGAATTGAAAGAGCAAAGATTGAATTGACTGACTGGCTTGAGTCATTAAATACAGAAGATTCATTTACCACTACAATGGAAAAAGTCTTCACTGATTTGCAGGCAACAGGAAACGGATACCTTGAAATAGGAAGAACTGTTCGTGGAGACATTGGGTACGTAGGACACATTCCTTCTACAACAATGCGTGTTCGTCGTCTTCGTGATGGATTTGTTCAGGTTATTGCAAACAAAGTAGTTTACTTCCGCAACTTTGGAGCAACAAATCCAAACCCACTTGGAACAGATGCACGACCAAATGAGATTATTCACTTTAAGGAATATTCACCATTAAATACTTTTTACGGTGTACCAGACATAATGTCTGCAATTGGTTCACTACATGGAGACCAACTTGCATCACAGTACAACATTGACTATTTTCAAAACAAGGCAACTCCAAGATATGTAGTAACATTGAAAGGCGCAAAGTTGTCTGCAGAGGCAGAAGACAAGATGTTTAGATTCTTGCAGACTGGACTTAAAGGTCAAAACCACAGAACTCTTTATATTCCTTTGCCAGGAGACTCTGACACAAACAAGGTAGAGTTTAAGATGGACCCAGTTGAAAATGGAGTTCAGGAAGCATCATTCAAGGAGTACAGAAAACAAAACCGTGATGACATTCTTGTTGCTCACCAGGTTCCTCTTTCTAAGATCGGTGGGTCAGACTCTGCAGCCATCGCAGCAGCACTTTCCCAGGATAGAACATTTAAAGAGCAGGTTGCACGACCAGCACAAAGAAACCTTGAAAAGATGATCAACAAAATCATCAAGGAAAAAACAGACATTCTTGAGTTTAAGTTTAATGAACTTACACTTACAGATGAAATTGCTCAGTCACAGATTATTGAAAGACTTGTTAAGACACAGGTAATGCTTCCTAACGAAGGAAGAGAACTTCTTGGTTTGCCTCAGATCGAAGGCGGTAATGAACCGTTTGATCCAAAGGCTCAAGACACAGCAAATGCTAACGCAAACAGACAAAGAGATACCGAAAGAACGAACAATCAGTCTGATGGACCAGCCACAGTAAGTGGAAGAAATCCAAAGGGCGAAGGTCGTAAATCTGAAGACGTGTCCGATATGTCCAAATAGTGATACTTCAATAAAAAAGGGTATATAATAGAATAACCATGATTATATCAAAAGCACATTGGAATTCCGATGGTGATAATCTTCGCCTATCTATGCCTTTAACTAAGGTAGATAAAGAACGTAGAATCGTTTCTGGTTTTGCATCCCTTGACAATATTGACAAGCAGGATGACATTGTAACAGCCGAAGCATCAATGAATGCATTTGCAAAGTTTCGTGGTAACATCAGAGAAATGCATCAGCCAGTAGCCGTAGGAAAGATGGTAGATTTTAAAGAAGATAGGTATTTTGATCCAGAAACCAAGAAGTTCTATAAGGGTGTATTTGTTTCAGCATATGTTTCAAAGGGCGCACAAGATACTTGGGAAAAGGTTCTAGATGGAACGCTAACTGGTTTTTCTATTGGTGGACGAATGAATAAGTGGGACGATGCTTATGATGAGAAAGCAGATAAGACAATTAGAGTTATTAAGGAATATGATTTAGTGGAGTTGAGTCTTGTGGATTCCCCTGCTAATCAATTTGCAAATATTGTTTCAGTAGAAAAAGTTGACGGTGTAGATGTTATCAAGGGTGACTCAACTGTCTTAGAAAATGTTTTTTATGACAAGGAAAATGGAATAGTTATAGCATCTGAAAATGAATCAGAACTTAGCCCGATTACTGGTGAGCAGATGGAAAACATAGGATTCGTTGAAAAAACGGATAGCGAAAAAACAAACATGATAAAATTCTTAGTTGATAGTGCTAAAGGCATTAATACTTCTAAGATTAACAAGGAGGTACAACCTATGACAGCAAACACAGAAACAGTTGCAGAAGTTATTGAAACAGAAGCATCAGTAGAAGTAGAAAAGTCAGAGGTCGCTCCAGAGGTTGATGCCGTAGTTGAGGCACCTACAGAAGAAGTTGCTAAGGCTGACGAAGCCCTAGTATCTGAAGAAGTTGCAAAGTCTGAAGAGACTCCTGCAGTTGATGTAGTTGAAGAAGTTACAGAAGTATCTAAATCAGATGAGGCAGTTGTTGACTCAGTTGCTGAAATCAAGAACACTCTAGAATCAGCCTTTAGCGATCTAGTTTCAACAGTTAAGTCTTTGCAGGCAGAAGTAGAAATGCTTAAGTCTACAAAGGTGGATGTTGAGACAGCAAAACAATCATTTGAAGCAGTTGCAAAAGATATTGCAGCAGCAACAAATACATTCAATGAATTTGGTAAGCGTGTGGAACTTGTAGAGCAAGACACTGCTTTCCGAAAGTCTGGCGATCTCGGCGAGATAGTACAGAATCAACCTGAAACGGTTGAAAAATCCCTATGGGGCGGTAGTTTCCTCAAAACAGCCGACTTATTCAATTAAAAAACAAATAAGTAAAAAATCACAGGAGGTGACAATATGTCGGAACAAAATATAGAAAAGAACCAGCCTGGAACATCAGGTAACCTTGGTGGAACAGCACCAGGATTGTATCAGGGACAAGGTGCATTCGCATCTGGCTCAGAGAATGGTTCAAACGTACCAGGTAATTACACCGATGGTGGCGTGTTAGGAAATATCCCAACAGCACTATCAGGCGTTACATCTGGACCAAATGCAGTTAACCCTTCAGGTGAGGCTGGATCAGGTATCCTACGCCCAGAGCAAGCACGTCGTTTTATTGACTACGTGTGGGATGCAACCATTCTCGCCCAAGATGGCCGTCGCGTTACAATGAGAGCCAATACAATGGAACTCGAAAAGGTAAACGTCGGAGAGCGTGTAATTCGTGCAGCAGCGCAAGCAGTTGGCGACTACACAAACGCAGGTGCAACATTCTCAAAGGTTGAATTGACTACAAAGAAGATTCGTCTTGACTGGGAAGTATCTGCAGAAGCACTAGAAGATAACATCGAAGGTGCAGCACTAGAAGATCACATTGTCCGCTTGATGACAAACGCTTTCGGTAACGATATCGAAGACCTTGCAATCAACGGAACAGGTACAGGATCAGACGCATTCCTTTCAATCATGGAAGGTTTCGTTCCTCGTGTCAAGACAGATGGAGACGCACATGAGTCAGTTGTAACAGTCACTAATGATGCCTGGACAACAGAAGTAATGCAGAACATCATTCTTGCAATGCCACGTAAGTATCGTGCTATCAAGTCTAACTTGAAGTTCTATGCTGGTACAGATGCATTCCAGGGAATCATTAAGAACAATGGTACTTTGGCAGACGCAATTGCAGAAGCATTTGCTGGTACTCCAGCAGGTACACCTGCAAACCGTCAGGCATACCTTGATGGTACAGCACAGACATTCGGCGGAGCACGTACAACACGTGTTCTCGGAATTGACGTACAGGAAGTTCCTTACTACCCTGCAGGATATGTCGACTTGACATTCCCACAGAACCGTGTATGGGGATTCCAGCGTGACATCACTGTAAACCGTGAATACAAGCCAAAGAAGGATACTGTAGAATACACAGTCTTCGTTCGCTTCGGTATTCAGTGGGAAGAGCAGGATGCAATCGCATTCGCTGACGCTGCATCAGATGCATAATCTGTAAACAGTAAAAATTAAGGGGAGTAGGAGTTAACGCTCCTGCTCCCTTTATTACTTATAATGATATAATACTAACAAGGAGGAATTATGGAAAACAATAATGAAAATCCAATTGTAGAAGAAGCAGTAGTTGAGGCACCAGTATTTGAAGCACCAGTTTTTGAAGCACCAGTTGCAGAAGAGCCTGTTGTAGAGGCACCTGTTGTTGAGCATGTTGTAGAAACTCCAGTTGTAGAAGAAGTTCAAGCAGTTGTAGAAGCACCTGCTTACCAGGCACCTGAAGAAGTTCAGGCACTTGGATCAGTAGCAGAGGGAGTCATTGGAGCAACAACAGCACCAAAGGCACCTGAAAGAAAAAAGAAGGAAAAGGCTGCAGAAGTTAAAGAAAAGGTAGCACTTTATTCAACAAAGAATGTAACATGGTCAGAGGTAGGCAAGGTTTACCGTGGCTATAACATTGTTGAAAAGGAGGCTGCTGAAAAGTGGCTTACTCGTTCTCACATCCGCACAGCCACCCCAGAAGAAGTTGCCAAGGAATTTGGTAAGTAAAATATGGAAATATTGAGAGTTCCGCCATATGATGACATCATAGTAAACTTTGTTGTTCCTTCAGGATACAGCGATGCAGATATCTATGCAAGAGTAACAGATATGGCGGATCTTTCAGTACAAGTTTTAGAATTTTTAGAATGGTCAACAGGAGACAACATCAACATCTCACTTCCTGGAAGATACGACAATAATTACAGAGTAGAGATTTTTACAATTGGCGAGGGTGAAGAATTAATTCACGAAGAGTACTACGAACTAGTCAGACCATATGTAGATCCAAACACATTAGGAACAACAGCATCAGAGATTGCTGAATACAAAATTTTAGAATTAGTAGCAAGATCAATGATAGACACCTTTTGCCCAGAAGGATTTTATAACAAAAAGATAACAGTAGTTGGAACTGGTAACGGCTCAGACTACTTTTCTTTATGGGAAAAAGTTTATAGAGTATTTAAGGTTTATGAAAACAATGTCTTAGTTTACGATAGATCAAACCCAGAATTGGGCGACTATCAATATACAATAACACCAGATAAGACTGCTATACAAAGAGTTAGTGCAGATGTTCTTGAGTTAAATAGATACGAATCAACAGCGCAAAACCTACCAGTTGCAAGCGGAGATCTTGGCTACTACGGATATGAAGGAATATCTTTTCCATCAGGATATGACTACACATTTGTTGTAGACCACGGGTATCTAAACGTTCCTGAAGATGTTGAGTATGCAGCCAAGTTGCTGATAGAAGATCTTAAGTGTGGCAAGTTAGATTATTACAAGAGATATGTAACATCATATAATACAGATCAGTTTAAAATTCAGTTTGATAAGGCAATGCTTGGCGGTACTGGTAACTTCTTAGTAGATAAGATTCTTGACAAATATGTTAAGACCATTGTCAAGCCAGGGATAATTTAATGATATGCGAAGAGCCAGATTTTATATTCCCATTGCAAGCAGATATATATTATCCAATTGTTGAGCAGGGAACTTATGGCAATGTTAAGAAAACTTGGATTATAGATAAGACTATAGCAGCAAACTTTAATGCTGTAGGAACTGCAGGCAATGAAGAAGTAAGGCCAAATGTAAATATCACACAAAGATCAAGTCTAATTGGAAGAGTAAAGACAGACTTAAGAATTTCAAGTTTAGATGCCCCACACTCAATAACAAATATTATATTAACAAACATTCGTGACAAGAACTGTAATTATATATACACAGAGACATCAGGCCCACGTGCAGGAAAGTCAACCATCTTTGAAGTGGCAACTCAAGAACCGTATGTTGGTCCTTTTGGCGGTATTGAGTATTACAATTTAGTAATCCGTAGATCTGAAAATCAGGCGGTAGATGTCTAATGCTGAGTTTAACTATAGATAGCAGACAGTTTCAAAAAGAAATAAACAACATAATGCAATACTCTACTGGATTTTTAGATGGAGTACAAAAAGGAAAGTCTGCATTCTACATGGATCTGGCACCAAAAATAGCAGAACTAGCATCACAGTTTGTTGATGTAAACTCAAGAATGTCTCCAGAACTACTTCACCATATTTATGAATGGCATAAGGTTGGAAGCCCAGAGGCAAGATTATTTGATATTGATTACAAAATAACCAAGATAGGAATAACTTTTACTTCATCTTTAAAACAATCACAGTCAATTAAAAATGGATCAAATGTACCTTTTTATAATAAAGCAAAGATTATGGAAGAAGGGATTGCAGTTACGATTAGACCTAAAAAAGCAAACGCTTTAAGGTTTGAGGTTGACGGACAAGAAATTTTTACTTCATCAGAAGTAACTGTAGATAACCCTGGTGGACAAACAAAAGGTCAGTTTGAGAATGTTCTTAATAACTTCTTTGGTGTATATTTTAGACAATCATTTTTAAACTCAAGCGGTTTGCTACAATACTTTAAGACTCCAAATACCTATAAGAAAAACCTTGGCTCAGCAAAAAGAGGCGGTAGATCTTTAGGTCTAAAAACTGGATACCAGTGGGTTGCTAATGCAGGGAGGATGGGATAATGGCAGAATCAACATCAGTATTTAATACACCAGTACTATGGATAAATGAATATCTAAAAGAAAAAATAGGACTCGATACAGGAATTGGAGTTCCATTTTTCCCATCACGACCAGCATCAATCGATGAGTTGACAGAGAGTTGGATTATAATTACTCCAGAAAGTACGATTGAGCCACAAAGACTTGCCTATGCTGGAGTTATGGCTACATGGGATAGGCTTGTTCGTATGCGTAGATCGCCATTTCCACACATAAAACAAGAGCAACTTTTATATTATTTTTATGCAACAGAAAGTGATGTTACTGAAAAAATGGTTCAGGTTCAGGAGAAGGTTCTTCGCCTAATGGATCGTGAAGACGAGACTGCAGAAGAAATTAACAAGTGGGCAAAGGCCAAAGGCCAGATAGATGGAATGGACTGTAAATTCTTTTTCCATAAGTTTAAGGTATATCAATTAGAAGAAGTCAGAGATATAATAGATTTCGGAACAGCCAGGACATATGGCGGAAACAAAATAATTATAGACTTTGAGTATCACCAGGTATCAAATAAGTATGAAGAGTCAGAAGGCTCAACTGCAGATAGACCAAGATATAATAAGGATACTATTACTGACGCAGGAATCCTTCCTTAAAAGGGTGTTATAATTAACTTGAGGAAACAAGCCCTTTTAATCCAAAAGAAAAAAAAGAGGTGAAAAATATGGCATATACACGTGGTAGCAGCAACAATATTATTGTTGGAGCAGCAGCCCTCTTCACACATGAAGACGGCGTACTCACAGACGCAGGACTTCCAGCATATGTAGCAGGAACATCATACAGAGAGACTCTCTCAAATGATACAGACTTCCGCAATGTTGGTTACACAATGAATGGTTTGGAAATTCAATTCCAGCCAGATTTCGGTGAAGTAGCAGTAGACCAGGTACTTGACGTTGCTAAGTTGTTCAAGCAAGGCATGCAGGTAAACCTAAATACTACATTCGCAGAATCAACACTAGAGAACCTATTGTTTGCACTAGCAGGCAAGGATGGAGATCTATCAACAGTATCAGGAAACCCAACACTTAATCTTTCAGCAGGAGACATCGGCGAATGCCCAGTCGAACGTGGTTTGGTTGCAGTTGGTCCAGGAACTGGAGATTGTGCAATTGGAGACGAACTCGAAAGAGTTTACGTAGCATACCGTGCACTCTCAATCGAGAGCGTAACAGTATCTGCAAAGAGAGATGAAGCGACAATGTTCGAAGTATCATTCCGTCTTCTTCCAAATGATGATGCGTCATACGGTAAGATCGTAGACCGCACTATCCCAGCAGCATAATACAACTTAATATACGAGAGGCTCAATCCTTCGGGGTTGGGCCTTTCTGTTTGGTATACTTATATAATGCCTACAGAAATATACAAAACCTCAACCATTGAACTTTTTGATGGAACAGAACTATATATTACTCCATTAAAGATAAAATACTTAAAGTTATTTTTAGAAGAATTTGAGAATGTAAAAAAATCAAATGGAGATGACGAGGCAATTCATTATTTGTCTAAGTGTGCAACAATTACAATGAGGCAGTATTATCCAAGCATAAAGACACAAGAAGAATTAGAAGATAATATCGATATGCCAACAATTTATAAACTATTAGATTTTTCGGCAGGTATAAAGATAAATGAAAAGTCTGAAGAACCAGTAAAGACTCAAGCAACAGAAAGTGGGTCAACCTGGGATGAGTTAGATTTAGCAGAGTTGGAATCTGAGGTTTTTTTGCTCGGAATATGGAAAGACTATGACGAGTTAGAATCATCTATGTCCATGCCAGAGATTGTAGCAACACTAAAAGCAAAAAGAGATCTTGACTATTCTCAAAAGAAATTTCTTGCTGCCATGCAAGGTGTTGATTTAGACAAAGCCAGTGGCAAAGGAAACGCATGGGAAGAAATGAAGGCAAGGGTATTCAGTGGTGGCCAGGCAGCAGACTCTAAAGATATTGTTGCACTTCAAGGAATTAATGCACAAAAAGCAGGTTTTGGAATTGGTATGGGCTTAACCTATGAAAAATTAGACGAATCTACACCGTCCAACGTGGTATAATTAATTGTTAACCTACAAGGAGGAAAACTATGGCTGACAAGCCTTTAAAAAATAGAAGCGTCAAACTAATAGACGGAACAGAAATTGAAGTAAGACCACTTAAGTTATCTTTACTTAGACCATTTATGGCTAAGTTTGCATTGCTTTCAGGAGTTTCCGAAGACAACGATAAGTCTATGGATATCCTTATTGAATGTGCACAAATTGCAATGAAACAATTCAAGCCAGAATTGGCAGAAGATAAGGCAGCACTAGAAGAACTTCTAGATCTTCCTACAGTTTACGAAATTATTGATGCAGCATCAGGTGTTCAGAACAACGACACAAGCGCAGTACTAACTTCGTTGACAAAATAAAATAAAAAGAGGTGTTTGAGAATTGGCAGATGTAAACTCTAATATAAATATTAATTTTAATACAACTGCCGCTCTCGCACAACTTCGTCAACTACAGGCAGGCCTCAGTAAGTTTCATCAATCACTTGCTGAGGGCAACCTGGCTGCTGCAAATGCTCAAAAAGGTTTAAACGCACAACTTATTCAGTCTGTTGGAGCCACAGGACATTTTTCTGCAAGTCAAGTTAAAGTTGCAGGCAGCACACTTGCTTTTACATCCGCATTAGAAAAAAATAAACTATCTCTTCGTGAGTACTACAGATACACAATGGCAGCAGCAACTGCCAATACTCGTGTTCTTGGCAGGGCTTTTGCAGCAGAAAGAGAAATTATTAACCGTGCTCGAAGAGATAGAGTAAAGGCCCTACAAGCACAATACATCCAGATGAACAAGTCCAATGCTGGATTTATGGATGCAATTCGAGTTATGCCAAAAAGCCTGCAGATGGCTAATGGAAAGTTTACAGAACTTGGAACAAGAATACAATACGCTGCACAAAGACAGCAGTTTCTTAATCAATTATTAAAGCAAGGCTCAACCCAACTTCTAAACTTCGGTAAGAATACTCAATGGGCAGGTCGCCAGTTAATGGTTGGTCTTACAATGCCACTTGCTTTGTTCGGCGCTGCAGCAGCGAAAGCGTTCAGAGAACTAGATGCAGAGGTTATAAAGTTTCGTCGTGTCTATGGAGATGCTTTTACAAATGACGCAGAAGTTGAAGCAGCAGTCCAAAATATAAAAAAATTAGGAAGCGAATATGTAAAGTATGGAGTCTCTGTTACAAAAACTATGGAGATGGCTGCAACTGCAGCAGCAGCAGGTTTTCAAGGGGATGCCTTATCTGCACAAGTTCAAACAGCAACAAAGTTAGCAGTTCTTGGTCAGATAGAACAGCAGCAGGCACTTGAAACAACAATATCTTTGCAAAGCGCATTTGGAATCTCTAGCGATGAACTTGCAAAGAAGATTGATTTCCTTAACGCAGTAGAAAACCAGACACTACTATCTATTGAAGACTTGACGATTGCAATTCCTAAAGCAGCACCAGTTGTAAAGCAACTTGGTGGAAATGTAGAAGATTTGGCCTTCTTCTTAACTGCTATGAAAGAAGGTGGAATTAATGCCTCAGAAGGTGCTAACGCATTAAAGTCTGGTCTTGCTTCATTAATTAATCCATCTGAAAAATCAGCAAAGTTTCTTGGTAAATTAGGCATCAACATAAAGGGACTTGTTGAGGCAAACAAGGGAGACATCAAGGGAACCGTAGTTGGATTTGCTAGAGCGTTAGACGAACTTGATCCACTAAATCGTGCAAGAGCAATTGAACAGTTGTTTGGTAAGTTTCAGTTTGCACGTTTGTCAACACTGTTTCAGAATGTAACAAAAGACGGATCTCAAGCATCAAGAGCATTTAAGTTAGCAGGTGCATCAGTAGAAGAATTAGCAATTCTATCCGAAAGAGAAATGAAGAAGATAGAAGATTCAACTGGTGTTAAGTTTCAAGCAGCATTAGAAAACATTAAAAAAGAAATAATGCCATTAGGAAAAGCATTCCTAGAGGCCTTGACTCCAGTAGTTAAGTTTTTCTCAGGGCTACTTGAAAAGTTTAATGGTCTTGGAGATAATACAAAAAAGGTTATTGCAATAATTGTTGCAGCAGTTGCAGGGCTTGGACCAATCCTGCTTATGACATTTGGTCTTCTTATGAATGGTGTTGCAAATGTTATTAAATTGTTTGCACTGCTTCGTGGAGGAATTGCCAAGTTAAACGGACAAACAAGTGTTATGGGTGCAGGATTCAACTATATGACACAAGAGCAGATTGAAAATGCTGCATCGTCTCAACAACTTCACCAGACACACACAAGATTGATAGAAGTTTTCAATGTTGAAAAAGCATCTGTAAATGCTCTTGCCTCATCTTATAACTCACTAAGCACACAGATGAGAGCAATGGCTACTGCCAACCCATCATTATTTGCAGGTGGAGCACCAGGTGCAGCCCGTGCAGTAAGAGGTTTGCCACCAGTTAAAAAGTACAAAGAAGGTATTTTAAGCGTTCCAGGTCCAAAGGGTGCAGGAGATGTTGTTCCAGCAATGCTTTCTCCAGGAGAAGCAGTTATTCCTACAGATACAACAAACAAATATAGAGGTCTTATAAGTGCAATGTTTAAAGACAAGGTTCCAGGATTTATGGCTGGAAGACTTCCTGGCGGACCAGGCAGAGGAATACCCCTATCTGATGGACCCGCAGCAGTTAGAAAAGCACAGCAAGCAAAGTATAGAAGACAAAACGATGCAAGACAAGGATGGAATGAACCTCATCCAGAAGCACCCAAGGGTCCAGTATTTGTTGGAATGCCAGTTAGTGCAGACAAGGCATCACAGTCTAGACAAATACTAGACAAGATATCAGAGCAGGCCAGTCTTGGAAGATTTGGCACCATGCCAGCGTCAAACTTTGGAACAAAACTTCAAGGCTTTAAGGGTTATAGTTTTCCTGAGCGTGGAATTGGCGGGGTATACAGAAAGCCTAACGGCAAGATCGTAGTAGTAAAGCCAACAATAGATGAGAAGACTGCATTAGCAGAAGTTCGCATGGCTGAGATAGAGGCTGCTAGAGGAATGGTAGTTCCAAAACAAACTATTAGAACAATGATAGACCCAACAGATCCTACAGGACAAAGAAAATTTATTGTACTTGAGTCTCCTTACGATCCAAGATTTGCAAACATGGATGGAAAATTTAGAAAGACTGACATGGTTAAGCAGTTAGTTGGATCATTACTGCGTGGAGACAAAGATTTACAAAAATCAAATGTATCTGGAAATAGGGTACCAGATGTAAGCAATGCTGGAGTATTTGATAGAGCATCTGGTTTTAGAGACTACGCTGAAAATATGCCAAGTTTTAGAGAGCAGGCAATGGTTAATCTCCTTGGTGTTAAGGGTGGAGCAAGAAAAGATTTTGCACTAGCAACAGCACCAATCGCAGCAAAGATGACCCCAAAGCAATATGACGATGAAATTAAGGGAGAGATTAATAGAAGCATTCCTATAGTGGAAAAAGTTATTAAGTCTTGGGATCGTGACTTACTTCCAGAGGAAAAAATTGTTTATAACAATATGCTTGAAAGACTTAAGGCTGGCGCAAAAGTAGAATGGGATGAATTCCAGCCAATCCATGCTCGTGCTGGACAGGATGTTATAAAAGCAAAAAAGGGTGTTAATTCAGACGCAACGCCTTCTGAAACTAAAAAACAACAATCGCTATATGAAATGGCTGCTCTGCGTGATAAATCAAAAACACAAATTGATAAACTTGTTAAACAATTAAATCAAGATATAGAAAATACATTAAAAGAATTAAAAAATACAAACCCAGCACAATATAAAAAAGCAATGGCGCTATTAGAAAAATCTGGAGTTACTCCAAAAGCAGATGGCTCCATAAACTTTAAAGAGTCTAAAGTTTATTCAGACTTTATAGAAAAAAATTTATTTTATAAAGATGGAGCATTTCACACGGCCAAGGCTATAGAAAAAGGCCAAAGCCCAACAACTTCTGCAAAAACTTATGATGCTATAAAAAATCAGATATTGTATAGAATGGGTGCTGCTCCAAAACCTGGTAAAGAAACATTTAGCAATAAACCATTTACTCCAGGTAGACTGCACGAAGACCTAACATCAACAACTCAATCTGGTGGCTGGAGAGCAAATATTGATCCAAAGAGTGATTTGTACAAGGCCCTAGATGCCGCAGAGAAAGATCATAAAGCAAGAAATGTTCAAAATCCAAAGAATGTTGTTTTAAATAAATTAAGAACTCAAATGCTTGCAGATGGCTATACTGTAAAACAAATTGATGCCATGTTGAGAACAGAGTTGTCACATCTTTCAAAAACTGGAGAGGCTGGCTTGGGTCCAGAAAAATGGAAGAGTGGTTTTGCTAAGTTTGATTTGCGATTAATTAATAGTTATGTAAACCCAGGAGGCAAGCCAGGGAAGCCAATTGAAAATCCAAGACTAGCAAAGATTTTGAATTGGGATGCTAGAAATGGCAATGTGTTGTTTAATCCAACACAAACAGCAGAATTAAAAAAGGCTTTAGAGTTTATGAAAACAGGAGCACACCCTGTAACTGAAGCCCAAGCAAGACTAGTTCGTGCAGCAGCAGAAGCACAAGTTCGTGCAGATGAACATTTAGCAAAATACAAAAAGGAAAACAACGGCGCAAAGCCAAAGGGTTTCCCAGACCTTGGTTCTGTAAAACAGGCTAAGGCAGTTTCTCTGCTTCTTAGAGAAAGACTTGGCGGTGGATACTATCAAGGAACTCCTACTATATATCGCCTTGGACCAGGCTCAGTTCTAGCACAACCAGGAGAATACTTAGCAGATTTAGAAAACAGAACAGCAGATAAACTTTCTGTTGGCAATACTCAATCAAGACCAATGGGCGCATCGCCATCAACAGGGAAAACAAGTGATAACTTAACTGTTGAAGAAACTCAAACAAAGAGAGTAGTTACTAAAGACCAAGCCCGTAAGGGTGGATTTACGATGCGTTCTAAGTCTACTGGAGATTCAAGTGTTAAATTAACTCCTTATCAAAGACAAGAACTTAAAAAGATTGCAACCAAATATCCAAACTTGAGCGAAACTCAATTAATGGATACGTTAAGAAGAAAACTAAAGGCTGACGAAAATATAATAAAGTCAAAAGAAAAGGAAGGTGCATCAGCAGCAAAGGCTGCACGACGTGCAGAACAACTTCCAAAGCAACAGGCTGCTCAACAGGCTAGATTAGACAGAATCGAAAGAGACAGACAAACAAGAATTATTCAGGCATCTAAAGATCAAGATAAAGCAAACAGGATGAATCGTGCAATTGACAGCAAGAAGCAAAGAATGCTTCGACAAGAAAAGGTTGGTAGATGGTCTGGTGGAGCATCTATGGCCCTTGGAACTGCTGGTATGGGTCTTATGATGGCTGGACAGCAAGGGGCGGGTATGGCTGCAATGGGTGCATCTGCAGTTGCTGGTATGGCACCAATGCTTGCTGGTATGTCTAGTTTTGGATTAGCATTAACAGCACTTGTAACAGTTGGTGGTGGTCTATTCATATTAGACAAAATGGCAAAGAAGGCAGCAGAAAGCCAGTCAAAATTTGTTGATAAAGTCACGGCAACAACTGAGCAAATGTCTGCAGTCGGAGCAATAACAGACAAAGTTGGAGCCAGCGAGTTATATAAAAGAAAAAGACAGCAGGGTACTGGCAATAGATTTACTGCAGGATTTGAAAGAGGTAAAGAGCAATTTGGAGAAACATTCATATCCTCTGAGGTTGGCAAGACAGTATATGAATCATTTAAGAAAAATTTAACTGCTGGAGGAATTGCATCTGCAAAGCAAATATCTTTACAGTTAGCAGCATATGTTTCTGATGGTGTTATGTCAGCAGAACAGGCTCACAGCGTAGCAAGTCAAATAGGAATAGAATTAAATAACTCTACATTGACATCTCAGATTAGTGGAAACCTTTTAGAACTAATTGGACCAGAAGGACAAGACCTTAAGACTGACCCACTAAATGTTAGAGTTAATCTAGTAAGAGAACAAGGAAAGATTAATGAAGATGTTGTAAAGGGTATGCAGGATGCTATTGGACAAGATTACCAATGGTGGAATCCAGCGAAATTTTTTGCTCCAGTATTTACAGAATCAGCAGGAGAAAAAGCAGCAGCAACTACTGCAGCACTAGGAGTTTCATCATTAGAATTAGCACAGGCACAGCAAGACTCTTTGTCTAAATACTACGATACACAAATTGAGGTATTAAGAAAACAAAAAGAGATTACATCTGATAAAGCAAAACAGAAAAAAATAGATGATGAGATTGCGGCTTTAGAAGGTAAGAAAAAGGATGGCTTAAGTTCTTTAAGAAATGAATCAAAAAAACTTTTAAATGATCAAGTAGCCAACTATAAGAAGGTTAAAAATATTGGACTTAGTGGAGACGACTACTATTCTAAAGCGTTTATGAATTCCGTAGACACTCAAGTAAGAACAAAATTTGAGGGAGATCCATATGCAGATGTTTTTCTTGGTTCTGCAAAAAATAATTTAAAGTCAGAAGAACTAGAAGTAAAAATTAAAACCTTCGTTGCCTATGAAGGAGCAACTCCAGAAGTTGGAACATCTCTTATATCAATGTTTGGCAAGGGTGAAAAAAATGAGGCCCAACTTGATGCAGCATTGGACTTGCTAATAACTCAAGATTCTGCAGAAACAATTGAGTTAGTAAATGCACTTAGTATTCTCGAAAGCGAGTCTGATGCAAAGAGAATATTCATTAAGATTATTGAAAAAGATCCAGCAGAAAGATCAGACCTAATTGACGCAATTGGGCTAGTTCAAAAACTACAGGGGAAAGAAATCAACATCGATGCATTCTTTTCTAGCAAAGATGAAAATGGCAATTCTATTGATCCTATGGCAAAACTTGAAGCCTTAACCAAATCACTTAAAGCAATTGACGATGTAAAGGGACCAATAACAAAACAAGTTTTAATTGAAACAAAAGAAATTGGTGGAGTAAGCCTGGATGGTCTTATACCTATTTTTGATAGATGGAAAAATCAACCTCAAGAAGTAATAAGAACAGTTATTGCACAATATATTGCAATACATAAAACCATAACAGATGGTGACATTTCCGCTGCCCGTGCAAGAGATATGGCAAAAGCGGTAAGCCAAGGCATTCCTTCCCATGCAGCATCCCTTATTGCTAACAGTCCAACCGACAAGGCATACAGAGATAAAATTGCTGGAGACACAGTAATGCAAATGACTGATCAAGAAATTGCTTCAAAAGCAGCAAATGATCTGCTAGATGATGATAGTGGAGGAAGTAAAAAAGCAGATCCATTTCAATTTATTTTAGAAAGATTAAAGAACGTTAGAAATGCTGCTATTAATGCAGCAGGTGGAATTAAAGAATTAAATAAGGCTCTAGCAGAAGGAAACTCAAAGTCTGTCCAGAATAAGTTTAGAGGAATAGAGCAACAGATGAATGCTCAAGGACGTAATAGACAGTTTATTGACTTTGCTATGTCACAAGATCCAACAGAACAGAAAAAGTATTTTACTACTGCAGGGTCTAAAATTAAGACTGGGAAAAACAAGGGAAGAATATTAAACCCATACGATAGTAAAAAGTTATTGCCAAAGACAGCAAAGTCAGGAGATGTTGTACTTTCTGAACTTGGAGAACTATACAATAAGGCCTTTGATGCAGCGGTAGTTGGAGAGTTTAATTCCTATGCAAGCAAGTCTATCTTATTACTAAATGAACAAGAAGCAGTAAGACGCAAACTGGTTGCTGCTGGATATGATGCTGTATCAATAGAAAATATTCTTCAGGATGAGTATACAACAGCAGCAATTGCTACTGGAAAGATAACAGATGAAGAACTAAAGACAAACGTTGAACTAAGCAAGCAGTTAACAAATAGACAAAAAATTAACAACTTAATTGCTAAGGGATCAGAAGCACTTAATCAACAAAAAAATATTAAACAAATTCCAGATGTCATAAAGTTTTTAGGAAGTCAGGGAGTATCTTCAAAAGCCCTAAAAGATATTATAGGTGATCCAGAATCACTAGCAGAAGCAATCGCAGCAATGGAAGACTACAAGTCGGGAGCAGCGGGAGCAGCAGACAGACTTAAAGATATCGTGGCTGGTCTTAAGGCTATACAAGCAAACTCAAATATAAAAATTGCTCTTGAGTTTGCAGTAAAAAATGTTGCAGATCAGATTCGTGATGGAGCAGATGCAGCAACCAAGGTGATGGATTCAAAGAGAACTGTCTATTCTTATTTGAACAGATCACAACTAGAAAGTGCAACATCTGCATACAGAGATCCAAACAAAGCCCCACAACAAGTTGGAAAAATTGCAACTGCAAATGTAGCAGCAAGATATAAGGCAGCAGGAGTTGCAATACCAACAATTCCTGCAGGAGCAAGTTTAAACAGCATTGGAAAAGAAAGAGCATCTCTTGGTAAAACAATAGATATAGCATCCTCAAACCTTCAAAGCATTCAAAGAAGCAGGTCTGAAATTCAAGATAAAATTGCTAATGCTCAAAATGATTTAGAAAAGGCACTAGACGCTGTAAATAATTCGTTTGATCAAACAATAAAGGGAATTGAAGATGTAATTAAAAAATACGAAAATAACATTAAGTCAATAGAAAAAAGTATTAAGGCAAAAGAAGATGAAATAAAAACAAAGTTTATCGACAAGATAGAAGCCTTTAACAAAGAAAACCAAATGCTTAACAACGACCTTGCAATAATGGACAAGGCTGCAGAAGATATTAATGAAAAGTATGACAAGCAGGTAGAGGCTTTACAGCAAGTAAATGATTTAAACAAGCAGATAATTGACTCTCAAGGTCAGCAATTAGGTTTGGCTGATGCTCTTTCTCAAGGAGATATTGCAGCAGCAGCAAGAGTTGCACAAGAAATGAGAGCCGCATCAGCAAATAGTCAAGCAGACATGATTATGCAAGGTCTTGAACTGTCCAGAACTAATGAACTAGGATCTCTTACTGGCGCAGAAAGCAAGATGACTAGAGATGAGATTTCAGAAAGACAGTTTGTTATAAGTCAAGAAATATATAGATTAGAAACAGACCCTGCTAGACTTGCAATAGAAAAAGAAATAGAGGCTTTAAACCTAAGCATATTGAGAATTCAAGAAAGCATTACCTTAGAACAAGAAAAAATTGAAGCACAAGAGGTTCTTAGAGCAGCAGCACTTAAGGCAGCAGAAGCAGCACACATAGCAGCAGTTGCAAATCTAAAAGCACAAGAAGCCAGCCTATTAGAACAAGAAAAAACTCAAGCAGAGATACTAAGGAAATTAGAAGCACAAGACTTAGAATTGGCATCTCAAGAAGCATACCTACAAAGTATTGCAGATGAAGCAGTTGCAATTGATGAGACAACTGGAATGACTCTTGAAAAGTGGCAAGAGACAGTCGACAAGATAACCGCTGTTGATGAACTAGCAAAATCATATGCGATTGCTTTAGCAGCAGCAGAAACATCAGCAGCAAACACATCAACCTCTTGGTCTACAATTTTAGACACTATTAATAAAATTCCTAAGAGCGTTGAGACAGATCAGATAATCAATGAAATTAGAAACATAACTGAATATATTACTAGATATGTTACTACAGTTAATCTTGGTGGATCTGGTGGAAATGATGGAAAAACAGGATCAGACAAAGCGGCAAAAGATGCAGCAGACAAAGCGGCAAAAGATGCAGCAGACAAAGCGGCAAAAGATGCAGCAGACAAAGCGGCGAAAGCAGCAGCAGATGGAGCCCTTAAATTACTTAAGGATGCAGAGGCTAAGGCAGATGCTGAATCAGCAGCAGATGCTTGGCTTGGATCATTTGGAAATTGGGGAGGACTAAGTTCTGGAGGAGTTGTTCCTAAGTATTTTGCAGATGGAGGATTTACTCCAAAGGGTACAGACACTGTACCTGCAATGTTAACTCCAGGAGAGTTTGTAGTTAGAAAGTCTGCAGTTGATCAGTACGGCGAAGGATTCTTAAATGATATAAATGTTCAAAGATTTTCAACTGGTGGAACAGTA